ACGTTGAATGAAAATCCGGTCTCGCTGGGACCGTTGGAGACCACCCCGCCGCTCGCCGTGATGCCGGCTGTCCCTGGCGCGCCCGTTATCGTCAGATTGCCGCCCTGGACTGTTGGCAGAACCTGCATCCGGATCTGCCGCTGCGTGGGTGTTGCCGAGCCGTCCACATAGTTCCAGAGGATAGCCTGAGAGGTATCGGCCAGCGTCCGCTGATAGGTCCAGGTTGCCGCGCCGTCCGTCACGGAGCCGCTGGCCGGCCACACTGGCTCCGTCGCCCCTGTGACGCCAGGAACCGTGCAAACATACGCTAGGCCATTCGGGACCGTGGGCTGAACCGTCTGATTGAGGACGGCGGTAATGGGGCCGATCCACGCTGGCGGAAAGAATGTCGTGGGACCGACATACAAGGCGTTGGTGGCAGACCCTTGTAGCGATGCAAAAGCATAGCTAACGGGGAAATACTGCGTGCCGCAGGCTACCGAATATGCAAAAGATCCAGGCCGCGGCGGATTGCGGGTATTAAGGTGAATTGTATTTACTTGAATAGCGGTATTCTGCGTCGGGTCGGCGTAGCCGCCATTATACATATTAACGTCGATCTCAAGCCCATTTATCACCTGGCTAGTGCTGCCATCCTTGGCGTAATTAGGGCCGTCATTGATGACGATGTTGCCACCCCAGACATGGACATTCGATCCATTCGCGACCGCCATACCATAGAGCGCAGTCGCCCCTGGCCCGCTCTGCGTGCCCGGCAAGAACGCACAGGAACTATGGACAAACCCAGCGAACGCCTGAGCGCCGGAGGGTGTCAAGTTGCCAGCAGGGACAGTGATCGCGCTGGAAATGCCATTGAAGTAGCCGGCAACGCCAGGACCGCCTGTGCCGCCGCCCTGGAGAGCAATCTGGAGCGGGGTTTGCGAGCCGATCTGCGCCATCAGCACATGGGTCTCGAAGGGCGATGTATTTATGAATGTGAATGGGTTGTTGACGATATCGACGACACCGAACACGCTGCCGCCTGCCAGAGGCAGGAACGGGCCGCCAGTGACATCGCTCTGCAGTGCGCCGATCGCGCTATCCAGCACGCTAGCGTTATTATTTAGATGGTAACCCCAGAGGCCATCATCCATGTCGTAGTTGGGCATGATGAGGCCCAGATTTGGCGTCGTCGTGTATTGGCCGCCGCTCATGGTAAGATCAATCCGTATGCTGTCAGGTCATCGATTAACGCCTTGACGTGTTCCGCAAGCGCCGGCAGCGTCACGGACGAGGTGACGAACGTCGAACGCGTTGCTGTGCCAGTGGGAGCGCCCCACCCTGTCGGCTTGGCAGGCGGTGCAGTGCCATTAAAACCAACGCTGCCGAACGTGGTGGGGCCGAATACGGTAGCGTTGCCGGCCAGCGGCAGATATGGCCCACCGCCGGTTGAGGCGTGAATAGCGCTATCTATCGCGTCGGCATTGCTGTTCCACAGGTCTCCCCACAGCCCGACCGCCATGTTGGCTATCGGTTTATATAGACCAAGATTAGGGGTCAGCGTGTAATCGGTGCCGTTGCCGCTCATGATACTGCCACCACGTCGAATGGGCCTGGTGCCCAGATGCCGGGATTACCGCCGCATAGTGCCACCGTGCCGAACGTCTTGAGCAACAGAACCGTCTGTTCGCTGTATTCATACGGGCCAACACCATATGGCCCGACATCGTAGGACGAGCCGAGGCCGCTGGATGGCGGCGTGAGATAGTGCCAAGTGGCGTATTTGCCGGTGCCCCAGGTGAGTGTACCGAAGCCCAACGGGCGCACCGCGTTGTAGACCTGATAGCCGCCGGCAGGCACGCGTAGGATGTCATACATCGCGGTCTGCACGATGGTGGTCGTGAGCCCAGTGCCGATGAGATGCCCGCCGGTGAGCGCATCATAGATGTTGACGGTATCGATGGCGCCCCAGTCGGGTCCGCACGGTGGCCACTGCACGGTGGCGATGTTGGCGCCGATGACGCTGTTCTTAGCTGTGGCCAAGAACTCAGCCGGACGACGGACATAGCCCGCTCCGCTCACCTCGACACCGTCAGACACGAGGCCCATCCAGCAATCGAACGGTGTGGCGAACGAGAGGGCCATCAGGTGGTCACCGATTGCAGCTGGCTGTCGGACAACGCCAGCGGCCAATAGCGGAACCGACGCAGATAGAGTGCGCTGTTGGTCGCTGTGAACGGTTTGCCAAGACGCAGCGTTGTGACTGGCGGCGGATTGGTCGCGCTGGTGTTAAGCATGGGCGCCCCACCATTAAAGGCAATCTGATGCGTCGCGGACGCAGTCGATAAGCCGGCTTTGAATGGTGTTCCCAGCCCCAGCGGCGCAGATGGAATGGTGATGTTTGCGTTGGTGACGCCTCCGACAACCTCGAAATACGATACCGTGTTTCCGGCTACCGGGGTGATGAGTTGCATTCTGTTGGCGGTAGTCCCGTCGTCAAACTCAAACCAAGTAGTTTGGATGCCAGCAGCAGGAAGTATTCCATCGACCACGGCGCTAAGTGCCAGCGCATTGGTAAACCACGGCGACGTGGACATAATGGCGCTATCGATCGCGCGTGTGGCTGTCGTGCCGAGAGTTGGCACATACGATGTAGCAAACGCGCCGGCTTCCAACTGAGCGTTGCTCACGGTGCCGGTGACGGTCAGCGTCAGCGAGCCGGCGGTTGGTGTGAAGGTCTGCGACACACGTTGAGTTGCTCCCGTTCCAACCAGCGCCCCCGTCGCCGTGCCGCTCTTGGTGATGGTGCCGGTCCCGTAGAATGACAGCGTCCAGGGGACTGCCGTGACGGCAACGGACTGGGTGGTGAGCGTCGCACTGTTCAACACGCTGTTGGTTCGCGCTTCCTCGATCAACAGACCGTTGAGCACGAGTGTCGTGCGGTTGTAATCCCAGCGGGGCGCATTCACTGCCGCCGTCTGCATCGTACCGGTGGCATCGAAGTATGTCGCTGTGGATGCCCGTGTGAACGTGATGCGGCCATCGAGTGAACCGGGCGTCAGGAACGACATATCGAGCGTCGGCGCCGGGGCGCCTCCGGGGTTGAGCCCAGCGTCCTGCCCCGCACGCGGCCGCCACGTCACCTGCTGCGAATACAGCTGGCACCATCCCGCGGCAGACACCGGCCCCTCGATGCGCGCGCAGGAACTGGACGGGACGTAGTGGCGGCACATGCCGCAGCGCTCGGCGCCGCCTGCTGGGGTGTAGCGCGCGGCCGCCTTGGTGGCCTTGGGCGTGCCGCGGAGAGCGAGGCGCTGGAGGACTGCCATCAGCGCGCTTTCTTGGCAGCGCTATAACGCTGCATGTAGAGGTTCTTGCAGACGCGGCAGAAGCGATGGCCCGCTACCGTCACACCGATGTTCGCCTCAACGTATGGGTGGCCGTTTTTGCAGTGGGTCTTGTTGCGCAGGAAGCCTGCCCGATTGGAGGTGTGGCGTCCTTTCGCCACGATATCCTGCATGTTGTCGAAGCGCGTTCCCAAAAACAGATGCTCGACGTTGACGCATGCGGGAACATCGCAGCGATGCAAGACATGGAGGCCATCTGGGATCGGACCGCACGTCTCTTCCCAGACATGACGGTGCAGCACGACATCCTTGCCCGCTCGCCTGATATGTCCGTACCCGTATCTAGACGTGGCGCCTTCCCACAGAAGACAGCCAGAGTTTGGCTCAGGGATAACCCGCTCTTGCCAAGGAATAGCTTTGCTCATAAGTATGTATGGCACACCTAGAAGCATGTTGCCATCTCCGCTCGCAATGGAGCGCCACTATAGTCTGACTGTTGCTTCCAAAGGTTAGCTCTTGTTACTGCTTGTTGAAACGCTGCATCCATTTGTTGGGCGCGGGCGTCGTCCAATGCCCAAATCGCCCCCTCCCTGACAAGCCCGCATAAATACACGGAATACAGGTTCTCAAGAATGGGGTTGGTGTCGGTCGGTAAGAGAAGTGGTCTGGGTTTCCTGTACCATCCCATTAAAATTTGCTGGGGCTGCCAGTTTGGGTCCGGGGGATTAGGAACGTTCGGATGAGGAAGCAGCTCAATGCAGTTCGCCACCAGCCTGTAGGCCACGCTGGGGCCGCTCAGCGCGGTGATCGCGTCGTAGGGTTGCGAGCCGATCGGCTGATACTGCGATGACCAATGACCCGACCATTCGTCCTTGAGGACGAGCAGCTCACCGGTTGTTGCGTCCCTGATGCTCTCCATGGTGGCGAAGTCGGACGGCAGCGCGATGTATGCGGCGTCAATCGGCTGGATGGCGGACGCCACCTGGCAGCGTGCGCGCAGTGTCTGGGCCAGCTCCGTCTCCACGGCGGCCACCCAGCCCGGCATGACACCGTTGGTCAGGATGTCCTGCCGGTTGAGGTAGGACGCCACGTCGGCCTGGAGCTGCGCGAGGGATGCCATCAGGGGGCCGTCACGACCACGCCGTTGCTGGGTGGCGCTGCCGTGCTGCCGATGGCATTGCTCGCGGTGACGACACACGTTGCCGTCTTGCCGACGTCATCCGCCATGATTGGCAGCGATGCCGTGCCGCCTGTGATGTCGGCGCCATCCAGCTGCCACTGATAGGCGTAGCTGTGCGGCTCTGCCTGCATGCCCTCCCAGTTGCCCATTGTGCAGGTGAGTTCGCTGCCAGCCTGCTGGACATGCGGCACATCGACGTTGATCGGGGGCGTGGTGGGCACCGGGTCGGGGCCGCCACCCTCTCCGCCCTCCGCGTCCGCCATCAGCACCGGCTCGTATTGGCTGCCCTCCAGCACGGCGCCGGCGGCCGCAGTCTCCACGCCCTGCGCCAGCGCAGCATCGCCGGCAGCGCTGAGAGCCTCTGCCTCGGGATACAGACGTATCAACAGCACCTGGTCGATACCCTCGACCAGCACTGGCTCGATGGTGCCGGTGCCGCTCATGACTTGGGCTTTGCTACTGCCGGGTCGCCCTCGATCGAGATCGGCACCTGCTGTGCCGCGACCAGCGTCGAGCCTTGCTCCCAGGTCTCCTTGCCCTGCGCGAGCGCTTTGGCGGCCACATCCTCGGCGCTGTCGGCGTCGGGATAGAGGCGATGCAGCAGCACGGGGTCGATGCCCTCGACCATGACCGGTTCGGCGCCCTTGGTCTCGGGCGTCTGTGCAACGTGCCCCGCCATGGGCTGCATGCTCCCAGCGGTTGCGGGAGCGCCGCCGACGCCAGGCGTGGGCTTCATGCTGCCGGCATGCGGAGCGTCGTGTTTGGTTGGGCTGGCCATGATGGTCTCCTTCAGATCTTGCGGGCGTCGTCGGTGCGGAATACGCGGTTGTCGCGCTCATCGAGCCACGCGTTGAGCGCCTTCTGGTCCTTCGTGATCCCGAGCTTCTGGAGCTGCTGCCAGATCACCATCGGAATGCGCGCAACGTGGGTGATGCCGTCAGGGTTCGGTCGGTGCTTGTCGAAGTTGGACGCGAGTTGCTTCGCGCTCTCGACAATGGGGCGGGTGTTCTGCGAGGTGATGATGACCGGAAGCCCGGTTTCGCTATCGGTCACGATCTCGGTTGACCGCTGCGTTACCGGGTTCCAGGACTCGAAGAACGGTCTGTCGGTCATAGCGGGATGCCGCTATAAGCGGGGTGCTGCTGGCCCTTGGAAGCCAGCAACGCCCCTGACCAAACACCTGTAGGGAGGTTGTTATGGCTGCGACTTACGATAGACGATTCTTCCCCCGAACCAAACCGGCGCGCTGTCAATGCTGCGGCGATCCGCCCGGCAGCAGCGGCTTGCATTTCGACCAAGATCCATACGGAGAGTTTCGAGGTTGGGTGTGCTTCACCTGCCTCGAAGAGCTTGAGGCGGATGACGCGGCGGATGTGGGAGACGCTCAATGACCACATTGCAGCGGTTCCCTGTGTCGCTCAACGAACTGTTCGAGCGCTGCATCCCCGTGCCTTTCAGCGGCTGTTGGATCTGGAACGGCACTATCGCGCACGATGGCTACGGTCGCGTGCCTTCGGGCAGACGAGGGGTGTCCATTCCCGCCCATCGGCTGGCGTTTGAATACGCCAAGGGACCAATCCAAGACGGGCTGCAGATAGACCACCTCTGCCGCATCAAGGGCTGCATCAACCCCGACCACCTCGAAGCGGTGACCGCCAGCATGAACGTCCTGCGCGGTCTCGTGCCAACCACTGCGTCGAAGCACATGAAGGCGGTGCGAGCCAGACTGACCGCAATCCCCCGAACGCACTGCCCGCGAGGCCACGAACTGACGGCCGAGAATGTGATCCTCGAACGTCAGCATCGCGACGGCTCCATCACCCGGAAATGCCGCGAGTGCAAACGCACAGCGTTCCGCATCTGGCAGCAGGCCGGGCGAAGGAAGAAGTAGGATGATAGTCCTTTAGCCATATCGGCAATCTGTCCCTTGTAGATACAGACTAAGCCGCTGATTTTATTGATTAAGATCGAATATTGTGGCATGCGCCTTAGGAGCAGTCGGTCTAATGCACCCCTCGAAAATCACGCCACCTTGGGAATTATCTCCTGTCTGGGCGTAGTCCTGCTGGACCATATCGCGCTCTGGCAACGGCGCCATCTCGACATAGTCCGTAGATACAAGCAGGATTTGGTGGGCGGGACAGAAGCGATCCGGCGTGAGCTGCAGCGTGCCGAAGTTCGTCCTGTACACATCTACCGCGCCCTGGATGGTCATCTCGCCGGTTGGTGACGCCTGCACGATATTTTGGGCGACAATGGGATTTCCGGTGCCGCCTTGGCTGAGCGTCGCGAAGTAGTTCTTGATGTTGCCCGACATGATGCCGATCGTGGGATTGCCGCCGGCTTGCCAGCACTGCTGGATGGCGGCGTTGACGACGGCGAGTGTGAGGTCGAACGCGGTGCCGACGGTGCCTGCGTTGGAGCCATCACCGATCGGCATGACGCCAGCACCAGCGCCGCGCGAGCCGAAGTTAGTATAGCAGGGCAGGCCCGACATATGGCGCGGATCGGTGATGGTGCGTACCAGCGGGCTGGTCACTGCCAACTCGAGGTCGCGCTTCACTTCCATGGCGCGGAGGATCATGTTGCGGTTGTACTCGTCCTCGCCCCCGACGACGTCCACCACGCGCAGGGTGTTGGACACGCCCACGGTCCTTGCAAGTATCTGGCAGACGTTGTTGAGCCGCACCGGTTTAATTACTGCTTGCATAACAGCAGTAAAGCCTTCAGGCTGGGCGTTGTCTGCGGCTGGATTAAGCTCTTGAACGATCCACTCTGTCAATACTTGCTTTGAGCCTACTCGTGGGCACGCACTGACCAGCGGTGTCTCGTCGGGATCGATGCGATAGATGATATCCGCGAGGTCTTCGCGGACGCCAACGGCTGCGGTCTCGATGTAAGTGCCTGCGGGTGCGGCTCCCTGTGCGGGAACGGCCATGTCCATCTCCATTGCATGGCACGCGCGTAGCTACGACGCTGCATGCCGGTTGAACCAAAATTGCTGGTTCGCAATGGAGCGGACTGACTGACCTATCAGGCGTTTACCGGTTGGTAACCCCGCGAGGGAGAGACTCCGGTGCGTGCTGACGGCCCGACTTGGTCATCCTGCGACTGCACGGCCCGATCGTTGCTTGGTAACCCCGAAGGTGAGACTGCCCCCGACCGACAACCCACCGTAGGGATGTAGCTACGGTGTCGTCAATACCGCCCGCTGCCGTTGCTGCCGGCGGCTGCGGAGCGTCGGGCGCTGAGCAGGGCTGCGGCGTTGCGGGCATTCGGTGCGGCCTCGAACGCCTGTTCCATGGCCTGCACCGCGGCGGCGGGAGCTGGTGGCGGCCGCACGCCGCGCACCTGTGCGGTCTGCACTGGCTGGGGCGCGCGGGTCTTGGCGCCCTCCACCAATCTGTCAAACATCATGGCCTTCATCATCGACTCGACGTGGCGCGGGTCGGAGAGCCCCTGGAGTTCCTGGCGGGTGTAGCCGCCCTTGGCCTCGGCCCAACGGGCGATGTCGCGCTGGACCGCACTTCGGGACGCATCATCGCGCCAGAACTCGTATTTTTCGCTCAGCATCTTATTGCCGGCCTCGACCTGCTGCGACATCGAACGTTCGTAGGCTTGCTGTTGCAGTTGGGTCAGCGTGCCCAGGCGTTGCTGCTCCGCGGTCGCGGCCTGGTAGGCGGCGAACTGGCGCAGGTAGCCTTGTGGGTCGGTGTCGATGAGCGATGGATCGGGTGGCGCGGCGCCTTGCAGCTGCTGCCCGAGTTTGGCGAGTTCGGGTTGGATATGGGGCAGCACGGTGGCGAGTGCCTCGGCCTGCTGCTGGAGTTGCTGGCGCTGCTGGGCCAGGTCCTTCATCTTGTTGGTGTAATCGACGGCCTGCCCCATCGCCGTCCTGATCTGTGCGGCGGTGACGCGGTGGCCGTCGATCGTGAAGACGCCGTCGCTTGCCCCTTCGGTGGGGGCACCCTCGGCAGGAGTTGGCGCCGCGCCCTGATCGAGCCCGAGTGCCTTGGCGATGGTGTCGTAGCTGTCGGTGGGGGCATCTCGTTTGGACTCTGCTGGCGCCGCCGGTTGTGCTGGCGCTGGCGTGGCGCGTGCCTCGCCTGGCCCCTGCTGCACGGGATTGAGGCGTGCTGTTGCGGCATCCTGGCGGCGTTTGGCGGCGAGCATGCGGCCGGCGTCGGAGAGGCTGATGGCCTCCTGGCTGGCGGGGGCTGGTGCATTGGCCAGGCCGGCGTCGTTGCTGGCTGGCGCTGGGGTGGCTGGCTGGGCTGCTGCGGGGGTTGCGGCCGGTGCGGGCGCGGAACTGCTACTGCTACTCTCGCTCATGGGGTTTCCATCTTGGGTTTAGCGTGTGTAGGGTGGAGCGTTCCCCGCGCGTGCGGGGTTGACCCGAAGGTCAGCACGTCCATCAGCTCGCGGTCGGCACGTTCCCTGCACATGCGGGGCTACTCAAACCGGCGCCCATCGGCCTCGCGCTGGCCCTGTAGCAATGCGGTGTCGAGCCGGGTGCGCATCTCGGTAGCGAGGTGGTCGATCGCGCGGGCGAGGTTGCGGGCGTCCTCACGTTCCCTGGCATCGGCCCCATGAACGGCGGTCTGCACGGCGCCTTCCCGGATAAACGTGAGGATGCTCATCAGTTCGGTATCCTGCAGCAGGCGGTGGCTCTCGGAGCCGCGGCGCAGGATCTCGTGGCGTTCCTCGCGTGAGAGGTCGCTCATGGATGGTTGCCGGTTGATTTGAACGGTATCACGCCGTAGTCCAGTTGGATGATGATGCGATCGAGCTGTTCGTCTGGATGGGATTGGCAGAGTGCTTCGACGCTTTCGCGCAGGGACTCGACCAGGGTAGCGAACTCGGGATTGCAGAACGCTTCGCGGGTGATGGTGAACTGATTCTGCTGCGTGATGTAGTCGCCAACCCCACCGCTGCGAACGAAGTAATTACGTGATGGCTCGCTCACGGGCTACCGCGACTTGGGCGCTGTGGTTCTGCTGATGGTGGGCAGCTTGGCGGTGCCGCGGTCCTTGCCAGCGCCGGCGGCACCCCCGCTCTGGGGCTTATTCTGACCCTGGCGGGGCACGGTTTTTGTTGATTGCGAGCCTGTTGCGCGTGTGACCATGGTGTCAGCCTCCTCGGTTTCCTTCACTGTAACGCCAGGAATGCCGCCTACGGGAACGCATGCTGTCATCAGGTCATACAGTTCGATCGCCGTATAAGCATCCTTGAGCATCATGGTGATTGTCAGCGTAACTCGCTTGCCTTTGCGTACAGTCCGGGTACGAACAATTTCAAACTTTGGATCATCGGGCATTGGTTACTGCCCTGGTTGTGGTGGCGCGCCGCCCGGCCGCGGCAGGGCAGGCCCTCCGGGTCCGAACAGGCTCTGCCCTGCGGCACGTGCTGCGATGTTCCCATACGCGCTGGGCATTTGCCCCTGCATGAGCGCCTGGCGCGTCGCCATCGCCTGCGCTGGGTTGGTCGAGCCCACAGGCGGCCCCATGGGCTGTGGCGGCCGTGGCGGCATCATTGGCCCTTGTGCCTGTGGCGGCGCCTGCGGAGGCCGTGGAGGCCCTCCAGGGGGCGGCTGTGGTGGCGTCGCTCCTTGGGTCGTCGCGGGCATCTGGGGGCTGGTGGGCGGCGGCAGATTGCCGAGCAGTTGGATGCCCGGCACTTTGCTGGCCATGGCCTGCTGGAACTCGGTGAGTGACGGCACCGGGGTGCCGAACTGGGCGCCTGCGACCCATGTCTTGGTCCAGGCATCGAGCGCCGCCTGATCCCTCTTCAAGTCGTCCTCGGTCAGCATCTGCGCCCGCTTGGTTTGTTCTGACGCGCGATCGTTCTCAACGTCAGCCGCGGTCTTGCCGGCCTGCACCTGGGCGAGGATCAGCGATGGATCGGGTTGCTGCGGTGGCGGCGTCGGCTGGAACCCCGGGGGCAGGGCTTTGAAGTAGGAGGACACATCGGCAATGTTGGCGGTCTCCAACATGCGCGACAGCGTATTGCGGTATTCCGGCACGCCGACCAGGGGGTTATCGAGCCCCTGGCTGGCCATGATCATCTCTTGTTTCGCCGCAATTTGGCTCAACATCGCCAGCCGTTCCATGGGCATGCCCTTGCCGCCGACGTTCACGCTGGTCTGCCACATCACACCCAATGCCCGCGGATCGATCGCCGCCCATTGGCCCCTAATCCTGTACACATTCGGTCGGTCCTGGTGCCGCGCCATCATCTTCAGCAGCCCCGAATACAATGGTGCCAGCCCAGTCTCGGCCAGCGTGCGCGCCATCATGTCCAGCCGATCCTGTGCGGCCGACGTCTGCGCCGACACGGCCACGGGCGCCGTTGATTGCAGCTCGTCCACCGTCAGTCCCTGGCTGGCCCGGGTAATGCCTGTCCTGCTCTCCCGGATCGCCTCCAGGGCCTGCATCATGTTGAGGGCTGCTTCGCCGGTGTAGGGCTTCACCAGCTCCGTCACTGCCCCCGCCTGCGTCGTCCGGATAATGCTGCCGATCGCCGTCTGACGGGCATCCGCGAGGTTCACTTGCCCCAGCGTCACCACGGTCCGCGGGAACATGCTCTGGGCCAGGCTGTCGAGCGTCGCCCGCATCACCCGGCTTTCGACCCGCTGCAGGTCCATGACCATGTCGGCCTGGCTGTAGCCGATCAGGCGGCCGGGTTCTCTGTATGGCGTGAAACACGCCAGCGGGATTTCGTCGCAGCGCTCCCATTGGATCATCTTGGTCGCATTGCCCAACATGTGCACGTGGATGAGTTCGGCCTTGTGGTCGTTATCCGTATCGCAGCGGATCCAGCCCTCGGCGTAGCGACAGATGCCCATGCTGCGGTCGTTCGGTGGCGAGGCTTTGATGTTGAGGCCCTGGGATGGATTGCGGGCAATCATCTCGCGGCGCTGCTGCGGCCGCATCATGGTGTCGCAGTAGCTCAGGATCTTATCTTCCGGCAGCCCCATCTCGATGAGGTCGGAGGCTGGAACGTCTCTGACGTGGAAGATACCGCGCGCGGTCCCGACATCGTTGGCGTCGGCCACCACCCAGACGCACTCGGCCGGCACGGCTTCGACACATGGCCAGTTCTGCTGTGCCGTCCGTGTAATGGTAGCGGCCCACATTTCGGGTGCGCCGCCCTGCTGTAGATACATCGCCCCGTCTGGGGTCTTTTGCAGGGTGGAGACTTCTTCGTCCGTCATCGGGCGTCTGACGATGCGCTGCGCCTCGATGCCCGGCTGCGCGAGCAGCATCTGGAGCTGCGGCTGCAGCAGGCCCTCGCACACATCGGTGCGGATCTGCTCGCGCTTGCCCCAGTACCAGCGCGCCCACCCTGCCTTTCTGGTCAGGGCGTCCAACAACACATCGTGCAGCACTTGCCAGCCGTGGTTGGCGGTGAACAGCGCCCAGCGGGCGTAGTCGGTCGCCTGCTTCGACAGCATGGTGGCGAGCTGGTCATTGCCGGTGATCTCGGAACTGATGGGCTCAAAGCTCACCGGATCCTCGACGCCGGTGAAGACGCGGAGCAGGCTCGGCAGCGTGCTCCTGATCGTATCCCGCACCACCGTGAGCACGATTTGTGACCGCCCTGGTGTCTCGTCCCCCAATGGCCGTCCGTCATAGTACTGCGATGCCGTGATCCGTTCGCGGCTGAGGTACATGTCGTAGTTCTGTGCGATCTTGAAATAATACTGGGCGACCGCCTCAATCTCTCGA